TTGAAGAGCTTGACGTGCTGGAAAAGGCGCTGGGCGGTGCCTAAGACCTATGTAATCACGGACATCCACGGGCGGCTGACCGAGCTTCGATCGCTGCTTTCCCAGATACCCGCAGGCGCACGTTTGGTGTTTTTGGGCGACTATGTGGATCGCGGCAGCCAAAGCCGAGAAGTGGTGGAACTGGTGCGGTCGATCCCCAAAGCCGTGTGCCTGCGCGGCAACCATGAAGACATGGTGTCGCTTCCCGACCCGCGATGCTGGCTGTCAAATGGCGGGGCCAGCACGATCCTGTCGTACAAGCACCCGCTGACCGGGGAGCTGGATCACAAGGCGTTGCAGCACGACATTGACTGGTTCCGCAGCCTGCCCCGCATCCACGAAGATGAACGGCGCGTGTACGTACACGCCGGGTTGCATCCCGCCTACGACCTAGTGGATCAGCCAGAAGCTTACACCCAGTGGTATCGCTACCCAGAAGGCTATGATGCAAGCTACCGCGGCAAGATGGTGGTGCATGGCCACACGCCGGGAATCTTTGAGGGCCAGAATCGCGTGTGCCTTGACGCTGGCCAGAAGAAACTGTGCTGCGGCGTGTTTAACGATGATGGATTGGTGGAGTTGCTATGGGCGTGACAATGTGGAAACCGATTGAGACCGCGCCGCAGGATGGCACTGTGATCCTGATTCGCGGTGGAAATACGGGCGAGGAAATTTATGATGGAGATCGGTCTTTAGAACAGCGCCCCGTCACTGCGTTCTATGACGAAGGATGGTGCGTTGGCTATTGGGATGGCGACTGGCGTACCCATTATGAAGACCCGACCGAATGGTGCGAGGTGCCTGCCTAATGGGCGTGATCAAGCTGCCCCGACCGATTGATAAGGCAGCCACGCTAAAGGCCATTGAAAAGCGCAAGTGCGAGATGTCATTAGCGGCGTTTGTTAAGGCTGCTTGGCATGTCATTGAACCCGGCCAACCGTATGTTCACGGCTGGCATATTGATTACATCACCGCCCACCTTGAAGCGATCACCAGCGGTGATCTCAACGACAATGGAACCTACTACAACCGACTGCTTGTTAACGTGCCGCCGGGTACGATGAAGTCTTTGCTGATCGGCGTATTCTGGCCCGCTTGGGAGTGGATCAAAAAGCCAAATATGCGCTATGTCTGCGCGTCCCACAGCCTAGAGCTTGCAATCCGCGACAGCCTGCGAATGCGGCGCTTAGTCACCAGCGATTGGTATCAAGGCCATTGGGGCGACACTGTCAAAATCACAGGCGACCAGAACGCCAAGGCTAAGTTTGAAACCACGGCCACCGGATCGCGTCAGGCTTGCGCCTTCACGGGCATCACGGGCTATCGGGGCGACCGAGTGATCATCGACGACCCTTTGAGCGTGGACGATGCCAACAGCGATGCCAAGCGCGAGGGTGTGGTAACACTGTTCAAGGAAGCCGTCACCAGCCGCCTGAACAACCCAGATGAATCGGCCATCGTGGTAGTGATGCAACGCCTGCACGAGCGGGACGTGTCTGGCGTGATCTTGGAAAACGACATGGGCTACGATCACATCATGCTGCCCATGCGTTTTGACCCCAGCCGCGCTTGCGTGACCAGGCTTGGCTACGCTGACCCGCGCGAGATTGACGGCGAGTTGCTATTCCCTGACCGCTTCCCCGAACATGTGGTGGATCGCGACGAGGCTGCGATGGGGCCATACGCGACCGCAGGCCAGTACGCGCAGTCGCCCGAACCCCGTGGCGGCGGCATTGTCAAAGACGCATGGTGGCGGCTGTGGGACCGACCTGAATATCCGCCGATTGAGTACATTGTTGCCGCACTTGATACCGCCTACACGACTAAGGCCGAGAACGACCCATCGGCCCTGACAATCTGGGGCGTGTTTAGCGCCTCTGGGGAGCAAGAGTCCACCCGCATGGTGGATCGGTACGGCAAGACCATTGAGAGCGCCAGCGCAAGCCAATCCGAGGCGCTGGGGGCCACCGCCAAGGTCATGCTGATGTACGCATGGCAGGACCGCCTAGAGATTGGCGATCTGGTGGTCAAGGTGGAGGAAATCTGCGCCCGCATGAAGGTGGACACGCTGTTGATTGAAAACAAGGCGGCTGGCCACAGTGTGGCGCAAGAGCTTCGCCGGGTGTTCAACAGCGCAAAGTTCGGGGTGCAGATGTATGACCCCAAGACGCTAGACAAGGTGGCACGGCTGTACAGCATCCAGCACATCTTCAGCGAGGGCATGGTATACGCGCCGGATAAGGACTGGGCTGAGATGGTTATCAGGCAGACATCATCGTTCCCGCGTGGAGCGCATGATGATCTTGTTGACACTGTCAGCATGGGCTTGAAGCATTTAAGAGATGTTGGTATGCTCACAAGAGCGCCGGAACGTATGGCCGAGATTGAAGACAGCAAAGTCTTCCACGGCAATAACGGAGACGCGCCACTTTACAATGTTTGATGGAGGGATGGACATGGATAAGATACAGGAAATGGTGTCGGCTATATCGGAGGCCGCTGCGGTGTACGCTGACGAACATGGGGTTGAAAACAACGATGTTATGAATGCGTTGGCCCACGTTTATGTGATCTATGGGTTTGCGCTGAAAAAGAATGATGTTGATCATCAGGTCTTGAAGGATGCGCTGGTTAGGTGCGTAGAAGAATCTTGCGATTTTCTTAAGGAGGCATATGCCAATGCCTAAGAAACTTAACGCAACTGTGGAGCCGTTTGGTGAGGGCAGGTGGTGCGTTCACGTCACTGACCGCGACACCGAGGAAGAATTTGACCTTATCATCGAAGCCGACACCGAAAAGGATGCGGCCTTCAAAGCAATGGAGCAGATCAATGACCGATAACATCGCTGACATCGCAAACAAGATTTCCGATATCCTTGGCGGTCTGGTCAACGACGCCCAAATCAGCCCGCCGGAGGTGGTGGTGGGTGCGACCCGCGCCGCCATTGCCTTCTGGATGGGCTGCGTTCAAGAGGGCAGCCGCATTGATGCCTTGGACACGCTGCGGCAAGGGTTCAATGAAGAGATTGACAACATGATCCGGGGCATCTCCAACGGCATGGTGCCTGCATGAAGGTTGTATATGGCAACCCAAAGACAATCCTTACCATTGGTATGGCCATGATGGGAAATGTACCAACGCCGTTCATTGGCTTTGTAGACAAGGCATTGGTGGAAAGCGAGCCAGACTTTATGGCTGGCACCGATTCTACAGCTATGATCAACCGCATTGACTCAAAAGGCGGCGTGATCATTTACTTTGAAAACCCTGACGCAGCTTCGCGCTTGCACGAAATGATGAATGATCTGTTTGACAGCGCCGAGGATGGTCCTTGGGGCGACATTGAGGAAACCGAGGTAGGACTGCAATGATCTTGAACCCGTGGAAACGCATCACCGAACTGGAAGACCAGATTGCCAGCCAACTAGACCAGATGGCGCAATACGATATTGAGATTGGCGGATTGGTTGATGCGCTTGATGATATTATCGCCGAGGAACGTCCAACAAGCAATGCCACTGTCAAGCGCATGGCAAGGATTGCGCGGGAGGCGTTGGGCTGATGCATCACGTTTTTCTTTTTGGGATCGGCGTTTATCTGATCTGTCTGGCGTTCAAGCGATGATCGTTAACGGCATAATCATTTTGGACGACGCACCTATCAAAGACATGCTGGACCACAAGGTGCGTGGTCCGGTCACCAGCCACGGCCTTTCGGAGTGCGGGTACGACATCCGCCTGAAGCAAGACATCTTCTTTACAATGGCGGGCGTTGAAGTGGATGGCATCTGGTCGGCTGGCAACTTCACGCTGGCTAGCGCGATTGAGGAATTTCAGATGCCCAAGCATCTATGCGGCGTGGTCCACGACAAAAGCACATGGGCAAGGCGCGGTTTGAGCGTCTTCAATACGGTCATCGAGGCAGGCTGGGCTGGCTTCTTGACCCTTGAATTGGTGTACCACGGGCGTGAGCGCCTGCACATTCCGGCTGGGTCTGGCATCGCGCAGGTTCTCTTTCACCGCATA